GACGATTGCTTTGTCATCAGCTGTTTTCTGGTCTTCGAAGGCTTTCATGTTAGCCTCACCTTGAATCTGAAGTGATTTGGTGCGACTATCAACCAATAATTGTGATACATCGCTTGCCTTTTTCGTTTCAAGTTTTACGAACTCATTAGCACCTTCTTTGCGGATGTTATTGATTTCTAAATCTTGGGCAGCAGTTAGTGCTGTGACATCTTGCTTGTATTTTTTAGCCTCTGCAATCAGCTTGGCATACTTTGCTTTGACGTCATCAATCTCTTTTTGCTCTTGAGTCTTGTTGGAATCAAGTACCAATTTGTTTGCTGCGTTTATTTCTGCCTGAATCGCTGCCTTCCCTTCCTTGTATTTCTTGGCTGCCTCAACTGCTCTTGCTTTTGCCTCCTCAGCTGCCTTGTCATCCTTGGCTTTTTGCTCTGCATCGTCAGCAATCTGAATCATTTGACGCTCTTTTGAGCCATCCTTCAAAAGTTTATTCTCCTCATCTATTCGCTTACGCAATGCCTTACGTCGCTCGATGCTGTCCTTGTCTGACAAGCCCTTGAGATTGGCATACTCACTGCGAGCATCTGTCAACCTTTTCTTGGCAGCGTCAGTGATTGCTTTTGATTTCTCAAGCTCGAGCTTTGTGGTATCCTTTCCAGCTGCCTTGGCTCTTGCAATCTCGATATCATATTGGTCGGAGATAGCAGCGGTGCGCTTCTCAGATGACTTGAATGCCTTCTCATTGGCTTTCTCCATCTTGCGTGCGTTCTCCTCTGCTGCGTAGCTTGTGAGCCCGAGCCAATCAGTCAGCTCCTTGAATGCATCGATGAGCAAGTTGACTGGAATCATCAAGAAGTCGATGGCTTTTTGGAGCACACCAATCTTATTGAGAAAGATGGCTATGGCTGCGACAATGGCAACCACCACAGCAACCAATAAGAATATCGGGTTGGCAAGAATCTGCGCCCCGAGCTTCACGAATGTGCTGCCCAAAGTCGTGACGGTCTTGGTGAGTCCTTTGATGGCTCCAGTGATGTCAGCCTTGCCTAATGAGCCAACTGTCTTTTGGAATGTTGCAGCCTTCTCAGCAGCTCCTTCAAAGTCAAGCGATGCGAGGTCAGCACCAATCATTGAGAAGCTGTTGCTCACTGCTTCGAATTTCGAGCCAGTGGTGAATACAGCAACTTGTTCGTTGGCATCCTTTATCCTATCCGCTACCTCACCTGCTTTCTGGGCGAGAGCCGCCATTTGTTCTGGGTCAGACGCATCAGCAATGGCTGCCTTGAGTGAACGGAGCTCTGCCTTGAGTGATTGAACACCCGAGAGCTTGAGAGGAATTTCTATTTCATTAGCCATAGATTCTGACTTCGATTGGTGAGTTTAATAATTTATTATCTTGATGCGAGTGACCTCCTCCGCCTCCGCTTGTACGGCAAGTGGAAACCACGATATCACCATCGCTGTTGACGTAGGCAGAAGCAATGTAGTCATGTTCTACATTGCCGATAATCACGAAAGTGTTTAGAGAGTCAAATGGTGTGGTTGGTGTTCCTTTGTATTCACCAGCCGAGATGCGACTCCAAGTGATGTCACCAATGTTGTCAGCCAATACCACTGCGCTCGGTGCAGCAGTACCGCTCTGCGTTAGTAGTGCGACATAAGTCTGCGCCACAGCAATAGCTCCGTTGATGCGAGGTGTGATGATACCATCCTCTTGGAGTGTTCTGTTGTCACCGATGACCAAGCCTCTGAGACCATCACCGATGTTGTTGCCCTCGCCACGCACGATGACGTCAAAGCCCGAGAGGTTGACATTCGCCTCCGTTGATCGTGTGGTGAGATTTGACTCACTCGATGTGGCAGTGATTGGCGGTGAGGTCGGTGTGCCTGGATTCGTTACGAATGGAGCGAGGTCAATCTCAGTGTCGATGCTGATGAGCTCCACCTTTGTCGGCACCTCTGCATTCGCATCATAGTCGATGACCTTGTTGATGTTCCACCATGAATTGTCGATGCGTATCTTGTCATTGAGCTTGAGGGTCTGAATGTCTGCCTCAGTCAAATGGAAGTAAGCCACCAACATCTTGCCGACGTTTATCTGGTTGACTGTTCTGCGCCAGTACAGATTGTACAGCGTGTTGGCAGTTAGCGTGCTCGGTGTGTAGTAGTAATAATCGCAAGTAGCGAAGTTGATGTCGAAGGTCGGTGTGAGCGCATCATCGAAGTGACCTATCATCGGATAGGTAGTGATGCCGAGCTCACCCGTTGTGCCGTACTCAATGAGGTCCCATGAGCCGCACGACTGCTCTCCACCATCATATAAGATGCGGATATTGGTCTTGGGTGCTTCACCATTCAAGGCTGGCACATAGGCATCGAATGAAGTGGCAACCACTGGAGTCGGTGAGAAGATGAGTTCCTTGGTATCGGTGTCACGCACATACTCATTGTCGAAGGTGTACTCGAGCTGACCATATACCTCATCAGTCATCTGAGTGTACACAACATTCGGTGAATCAGTGTCGGGCTTGTATGTGAGCTTGAGCTTCTTGTTTGAGAGGTCTGGAAGGAAGATGAGATTCTGCTCCCTATCCTTCATCAGCTTCTGCGACCAATCCTTCTGCGCTCCGCTGTCATAGTATTCGTCACGATGGCGAAGGATGAGTTTGTTGGGTTGGTCCACATCAGTGTCAGCATAGAGGTTGTACATCTGGAAGATAGACTTCACAAAGTCGCTCTGCTTGATTTTCAGTGGCACATATTGGTTGATGTCCAGGATACCACCAATCACTTGGATGTTGGCAGTTGGAAGGATGCGCACTCTCAGGCTGTTGACCTTCATTACAAGATTCACGGCAGCCAATGCGCTTGTCGTAACATCGAACCAAGAAGTAAAGCTCGTATATGAGCCGACCTTGATTTGAAACGTACTGCCAGCAATCAAGATGCCAGCACCTGACGTGCTCTCTGTGATGGCAACAGTGCCATTCTTGGTGCCACTGATAAGCGTGGTCAGCCCTGGAGGAATGGTTGTGTTGATGGAAACTATTTGAGAGGCAGTGATGTTGCTGAACTGACCCACATAAGAGCCGAATGCGGCAGCGATGCGAGGTCTGCAAGTCATCGTATTGTTGTCATTGATGACATCATTGCCCGTTGTGTTGTCCAGCATGAAGTCGAAGTTGACCTCATACTCCATGGTGTAGCCCTCGCCAGCTGATGCAGCGGTGGTGATAGGTATGGTGTAGACTCCAGTCGTTGGATTGAATGAGCCTTGAGCATCTGTGATTTCAGTCCATCCGGTAGCGTCATCATAAGAGCCGAATGAGTTGGTCGGTGTATCCACCTCGAATGCTGCGTTGGTAGCCTCAACCAAATAGTCAGCTGTGTCGAATGTGTTGCTGTCCCCATTGTAAGGGATTAGCAGCTTGTCAAAGCGAGCCGCAGCCAAGTCACTCCATTGGTACTGAAAGCCAGCATTCGAGAAGATACGATCAAGGTACGTCTTGGCATAGATGGCTGGCTTCATCTGGCGCACATTGTAGATGTTGTCAGTGTCGTATGGCAGCACATACTTGAAGCCATCAGCGACAGTGTTGTCGAATGTGGACACGATGTCAGCAGCCGAGAAGGTATGGTTGAGGTCAGTGAAGTCCAGAGCAGTCAGTTCCTTGTTGGCGATGGCTGTGAAGAACTCGACCCTCGTATCCTTGATAAGGACCTCATACTCGACAGCTTGCTCATACGCATCTGTCTGCTGATTCTTGTTGACCGATAGCAACTGAAGGAGCGCATCCTCCATGATGGGCACCCCGTTCTGGATGACACTGCACTTGGTCAGTGCATTTATGTCGAAGGTGCCAGCTTGGATGTTGACGTCATAGTAGTGGTTGAGCAGTTCGTTGTTGTTCTTGCTGCCAACCAAAGTGATGGTCTTGGAGAAGGCTCCGCTGCGCTTGGTGAGGTCACGAATGTCCCCGACTGCGAAGTTCAAAGGAAAGACAGTGCCCTCCTTTACGTCAAGGAATCCATTCTCAAGTTGAATTCTAACCATTTATGTTGTCCTGGTTTGCGAAGCGCACGCTGATTGAGTGGCGCATCAGATTCTTATTGCGTTGGTTGAGCATCTCGTATGCGTTGGTTTCAACAATCACTGGCTGATATGAGCTGCTCGATGGAGTCAAGTCCTCACCACAAGTGTAGCTCACCGACTTGATGAACACCTGAGGCGATGTCACAAGCTCCTCGAAGTAGTTTGCCATCTCTTGGGTCATCCAGTTTGTGTTGAGCTCCATGCGCTTGATGACGTTTATGTTGAATGTGTTGAAGCCGAAGTCCTCGGTTGTGTAGGTCCACTCATCTGATGCGTTGACGTATCCGACTACATCTCTGTTGTACATATCACGGCTAACATCTCCACGCTCGTATGCACGCAGCTGGAAGGAGAATGATGACCATGAGCCAAGGCGGTCCAGGAACAACAGCTCATGCTCGCTGATGGATGGACGTCGGTCGAGATAGATTCTGTACTTGACTGAGTCTTGCTGTGGTAGCGTTGAGCCATTGCCGAAGAATACATCGTACCACTCAACGCTGTTGTCGATAAGCACACCAGTGCCGACCAAGGTGCCGTAATTGTTCGGACCAACAGCCACCTGAAGAACGTCATCGAGTGAGCTCGGTGCTTTGTAGAATGCATCTCCGTTGCTGTTCTCGAAGATGATGCGGTCAGTGCCTTTCGGGTTGCGTAGGTTGAGCCATAGGTCTTGACCGAGAGTGCACTGAAATGATGTCGGTTGGTTTGTCAACCATCTTGAAGTGGGTGCGTTGAGCTTGAAGTCGAGGTTGTCGTATGCTGTCCACTCATCCCATCTGAAGGCTCCGTTGAATACAGTGTAATCATCGAGCTCAGTGATGTCTCTCACGATGGTCTTGCGCTTGTCAGCGTAGCTCACCGAGCCATCGATTGTTGCGCTCGTGATCGTGGACCAGTTGACATTGACAACGAATGCCGAGCCCGTTGCGCTGACCACGGTGTGCAGTCCTTCGAGCTGTGGGTTGGCAACACCACCATCAGCTTGTGTGATGATGACCTGGTCACCTGGTGCAAATGAGTTGGTCACGTTTATCTGTACGCTGCCACTTGCATTTGTGAGGCTGCTCGTATAGGCTACCTCATACACATACTCCTCGCCAATCTTGAGGTCATAGTTGTAGTACGAATTCGGTGCGCCATAGGTAGCTGTGTTGATGCTGTCGAGGTCCCAGCTCACTTGATTCTGGAGCAGCTTGGAAAGGTCCTCCTCGCCATAGCCAGTGCCAAAGGTTGGGAGCGGTTTGTACTCCGCAATCTTGGTTGCAGTGCCAGCAGCATACACATCGAAAATGTACCTGAAGCCAGCCTTCGCTTTGTTGGTTGAGTCAACAATGAACTTCAGCGGGTTGTATGCCGGGCTAAAGTTTTGAGGTGATGCTATCAGTGTCTGTGCCATGTACTTCTTGGTTTATAGGATAGCCCGCAAATGTATGTTTAGGGTTTTTAGGTGTCACGAGGTTACTGCCAAAGTCGTAGGTCTCTACGCTCATAACGTCGTAATGATAGCCGTCTGCGTTCGTGTTTTCGTCCAACGCAATAACTCCGATTTCAACCACGGCTTGCACCCCGATGCCGTAGCCTTCAGCGGTTAGTATTCCTTTGCTTTCAAGGTCAGCTATTGCGGCTTCCTTGTTTGGGTAGGTTAGTTTTGATATGTTCATTGTTACGTTGTTAAGGCGATGCATTGAGTGTCAGTAAGCGGTGTTGGAAATAGCGCCATTGAGTTGATGTATTTTGGTACGTCGGTCGCAGTTACTCCGTTGCTATTTATGAATTCTAAATCAGTAGATGTAAATGCCGTTGCTGATACTACCTTAACTCCGTTGACAAAAACGTCAGCAGTTGAGCCGTTCCACTTGATGGCTATTTTAGCGGTGGCGGTTGTAGTTGTATGCAAAGTTGTAATAACTGTAGCTACTCTTTTAAAAATCATTAGCCTCGAAGATGTAGCCGAACCTTGATTTATAGTAAATGAATTAGTACCCATATTAAGCAAATCCCCAATGCCAAAACGGCTTGTGTTATCCCTAATTAAGGAAAGGTTATTTCTAATATCCACAAACCAAGTACCTCCCGCAGCAGTAATCAGCCCATTTGTGAAGATGTTGCCTCGACTGATTACGTCAGCATTCCTTGTCACTGAAGCCGATGTCGTAGGTATGTACGATGTTGCGTAAGCGCCCGCTTCGAGTTGTGCGCCCCATAGAAAGACGGAGGTTGAGAGGGTGTTTGTTTCAAGACGTGCAGCAGAAGCACTTGTAGAAATTAATAAAGCAAATGCAGCAGATGTTGTAGCGTTAGCAGTAAATGTCATTGCGCAACGATACCACCCATTTCCTACGCTTGTAATAGACGAAGTTGGGCTGCTACCCGTTAGCGTTCCTAAAGTACCTACAACACCACTATTTAAATCAAAATTCGCAAACATTCCACCAATAGAGGCAGCGACATAAAGTTGCAAAAAGTTGTTCGTGTTTTTTTTAGCGTATGTAGTTAATGTGTATGTCGAACCACTTGTAAAAGATATGTTGTTTGAGATTACTTGATGCACGTTTAGCAATCCATCTGCAGTCAAAGTATCAGCGTTTGTCAATCCGCTTGGAGATGTTGTACTATTTGCGGTAACGCTTGTAAATGATTTAATCCAAGACGTATCATTAAACTCCTCGCTTCTCAACACAACGTTAGTCCTCTGCGGCTCAAGCAATATATTCGGGCAGCTTCCAAGTGAGTAGTCAAGTGACGGCTCATTGATAGGCACGTTTACAACAAGACCGCTTGAGTCCGTTCGTGTTTTTGTAGTCGCACGAGTTACGGAGAAATCGCCGTTTCCGTTTGTAGGAATAATCGAATACAACTTACCCGCCTTCTCTGCGTTGGGTGTTACTAATAAAGATGCGTCATCAAGTAGGCTCATGGTATCGAATTGAATTTGTCAAGAATAGTTTGCAAACAAGCCTCGGCTTCAAACGTGCCACCATCGGCAGCCACCCTGGTCTTGAATGCGCCAATCATGGATGCGACAATGTCACCAACCAATCTGAAGAACTGGGTGTTGTATAGGCTGTAAAAATACATTATCCAAGAACTAAAGCAACTGAACCACTTGCCAACTGCACACCACTGAACTGAACGTCATTGATCGGTGTGATGATTGCACCAGCTTTGATAGCGGTACCAGGTGCTGCAATGTATGTTGACTTGACATCTGTGCCAGCTACCTTGATAGATGTGAAGACAGTGTCCTGAAGCACCACGATGGCATCGATGGTTTTGGTTGCCTCTGCTGTGTTATTTACGATGTACGTTCCAAGATTGGCGACAAGCTCGCCCATTAGATTTGTTCCCATGTTTTTCTTTATATTGCAAATTGTCAGCCAAATGTTTAGAAGGCGAAATAGCTGTCATCGGTATAGTACTCCTGGCGAATGTGCGTGGCAGCGTAGCGGATGGCATCCATGGCATCATCGTACAGCTTGACGGGCTCATCCATGATTTGGTCACCGACCTTCTTCCACTTGTAGTTCTCATACTCCTTCTTGATGCGTGGGTCATCCTCGCAGACCACTCCGAAGGTCTTGATGTTGTCGATGCCCTTCTTGACCACCTTGTTGGCATTCTGCACGTCATAGCCAGCGTTGTTCATCTCAGCGATTATCTCGGGTCGTGCGTAGTCAGCCACGATGGTCACGCTCTTCTCGATGCCCAGGTTGCCGAGCTTGTCGATGAGGTTGGTCGTGGTGAGGTAGCTCTCATAGATGACTGGCTCGATGTAGATGTCATTGTCGCACCAGTAGACCCTCATCAGGGCTGTGGGGTGATTGTATCCGAAGTCGAGCCCATACACAAAGTTGACGAACCTTGCCGGGCGATGCTTCACGAATGTCCAATTTGAGTAGATGTTGCTCTTGCTGATGGCTTTCTCACCGAGTGCGTAGATTTGATACAGCGACTCATCGGTGCGCTTGAGGTCCTCAATCTGGCGCTTGATGCTGTCGGGCAAAAATGGGTTGTCTTTGTACGTTGACTTGATGATGATGCTCTCACCCATCGGCAGCTCGTACAGCCAAGATGATGACTCTGATGGGTTGTAGTCAAAAATTAGCTTGTGCTCGGTCCTCATGTTCAGCTGCTGGAAGTCTTCGAACCATAGCTCATTGGCTTCATTGCACCACCCAAGGTCACGTTTGCGCCCTCGAATCTTCTGCTCATCATCCACACTGAAGAACTCCACGATGGACCCATTGCCGAAGGTGTAGATGTGCTCAGATTTGTTGTGGCTCTGCACGTCGTAGATTTCCATCGCCTTCATGATTTCAAAGAAGTCACGCATCACCGTTGCCCTCAAAGCTGGGAAGGTCTTGCGCACGATGCTGACCACCTTGCCAGGATGTTGTAGGCAGTAGACCACGATCATTTGGCAGAGCGAGTAGGTCTTGCTCGAGCGGCTTCCACCCTCATTGATGATGAAGCGGATGCTTGTGTCTGCCAGTGCGGTGTAGTTCTTTTCGAAGATGACAGTGCTGTCGATTGTGATTTCAGCCATAGGTCAAAGTTTAGGCAATAGGGATGCTATACGAGTATTTCTCTCATATAGCCAATTCCTACAAAGATATAAAAATATCTATTCAGTAGGTCTAATTATGTTCACCTTCACCTCCGAGATGCTCTGCCCTCCAGAAGTGACGTCAGTCTTTTCAGTCAGACCATTCAGTCGCTGAGTGATGGATGCATTGAACTGCCCAACCATGCCGCCCTGAATTTGGTCGTTTCGAATTTCATCGCTTATGCGCGTGCAGATTGTAGTAAATGCGGAATATCTCCCATCTGTATTTGCGAAGTAGTCATTCACCACAAGACTATTGTCATGACAGAATACTCTAAATCCACTCATTGTGAGAGGTACCTCAAGTGGAATCGGTTCAGCCTTCCCAGTCTTATTTGAAAGGGAATACTGGTATCGTGGATTGTCCTTTACTTTCTTTCTGTACTCAACAAACAGCTGATAAAGGTCATCCGGTGTTTCAAAGTTGCGTGGTCTTCCCATTTGCGCGTTTACGTTTTGTTTTTGGTTTTGGTGTTACTGCTGGAGCTTCCATCTGCTCATCTGCCTCGATTCCCTCGTATCGGATTGGTGCAGTCGCTGTCTCCTTTTCGAACAAATAGCCGAATCCTATGCTGACATAGTACTGGTATTTCTTCACATCTATATTGTCAACAACAATAGTCATGTTTCCGAGCGAGGTATTCTTGACGATAGTCTTGCCCTTGTATTCATCTTTTATTTTCATGGTGTATGGTTTTAAGTGTGCTTTTTATGTCTGCGATTAGGTAGTGCGCTGATGTCACTGGGATGTTGAAATACTGCGCCATTGATCGTGCAGTTGTGAGTCCTTTGTCGAAGTATGCCTTGGCAACTGCAATTTTGACGTTGTCTGTCAGCCCGTCTCGGTAGATGTCAACTGATGACTTCCATCCCTGGTATTGCTGCTCGATTGCTATTTTGTAGCTGAGGTCCTCCCCATCATCGTATCGGTCTGGCACTGCTGTCTCATTGGCGAAGATTCTCTCATCCTTATAGCTGTCGACATTCTTCCAGATGACTTGTCGCTTGATTGAATTGAGGATATAGCTCTTGACCTTGCCGACATCTTCGGTGTTGTCATTGATTTCAAGACAGTGCAGATATGCGTTGGATATGACGGTATCAATCGTCAGTTTTGGATTGTACTTGGAGCAGAAGTACCTGGTGTATCTGTACAGCTCCTCATAGTGAGACGATATGTATCGGTCAAGAGTTGCCTTCATACCAGTTGGTGAAGTCTTTGTACCAGATTTTGCGTCTGATTTGCGAGCAGAAGCATTCCTTGTCAGGCTGTCCAGTCACGCTGACCTTGATGCGCTTGAGTTGGTTCAGCACTTTCTTGGTGAGACGTTCTTTCTCATCCATTTCTTGCACTGCTGTGATGTATTCTATTTGCTCTCTATCCATTCGCTGATGATGTAGGCACCCATCGCTGTGATTGCTGCCGTATATATATTGCCAGAAAGTGCCAAAGCAGTCCAAAATGAGGTACACTTCCAGCAACCAAATCCAGCATGAATGTAATCACCGAGCTTTGTGCTTGGGATGACCTTGATGAATAGTAGGTCGATGACCCAGTGCAGCGGTTCGAAGTTGGCAATCAGCCACCCGAGTGCCAGATATGAGAGTATCAGTTCCATAGCTCAAAGATAACTTTAAAAATCAATATGATAGCCACTGCCGTCACGAGTATCATCGTGGTGAGTGCTGCGAGGTATTCTTTGTCTGGTCTCATAGGTTTAGGTTGTCTTCGTTTATTAATTCGCGGAGTTTATCTCTCCAATAGTGAGTTACTTCCATTTCTGCTTCAGTTGCCTCTCGGTTGTCCCATATTCCGTGTTTCACCACCGAGCGCATTTCTTGGTCAAGCTCCCACATTGCGTTCTTCCATTTCCATCCATCGAGCGCATCTTGCAGTTCTTCGGAATCATCAAAGTGTAGGGTTGCTTTCATTGTCTATTATTTGCACATCAATATTCACTTGCTTACCCTCACTCAATATTTGCGCCAAGTCATCAACCAAGTCTTGAATCAATCGCCAATTGCTTGAAGATAGTTTTCCAAGCGTTTGCGTTTCAAAATACTGCTCATGGTAGGTAGTAGCTTCACCTACTCTTAGAAATTCTGTTTGTATCTTCATTGTTCTGGTTTAGTTTACATTTCGTGTTTAGATATGTGGCAATTTTTACCCCTTATCCTTTTCCATATTGGTCAACTGAATTAACGCTGCCTTCTGCGCTTGCTTCAAATCTGCTTTGAGCTTCTCAATGTACAGCGTGGCATCCATCAACTCTTCCTGGAGGTGATTTAGCCAATCGGTGAGGTTTAGGTCATCACGATCTAAAGTGCGCCCATATTTTTTGATGCCGAGCTGGCTGCGCTCATAATACTTTGCCAGTACCTTGAGCACGATTGGGTCTTGTATTTGCTGTTTCATTAGTTAAGGCTTGACCATTGTTCATAGAATTCCTCTGGAGTCACTTCAGAGATGTGTACTTCATCTGAAATGGTAATCACAATGCAAGTGTTGACACCTGGCATCATGTTGAATAAGTCGTGCACCCTTGCAACCAGCTTATCGAGGTTGTCATTCTTGGTGCCTATGTATGCGATGAAGTACTTCATTTCATTAGAAAGTTGAAGGCTTGAATATAGAACTCATCACCAGCACCTTGACCTCTCATAAATCGGTTCAGTGTGTAGTATCTGAGATTCATATCCTCAGCCAAATGTGTCATTTTGTAGCGTTTTGAGAGTCGGGACCTCAACTCTTTATGGATGAAGTCCCGAATGTTCTCGCCATCAGAAAGGTAAATCGTCATCGATTTCATCTGAAATTGGTTTTGATGGTGCTGCTGCTGCTGTTGCAATGCGGATATCCCAAGCATTGAGGCTCACATAATACTTTCCGTTGTACTCACGACCTCTCAAGTCGAACTTGACCTCGCATTCTTGACCGACTTTGGCTCCATCCAGGAATCTCACTCGCTCATTGACAGCTTGAAATTGTACCAACTGCGGATACTTGTCACCGATGCTGAGCACGAACTCTCTGATGTTCATCTTCTCACTCACTTGTCTGGCTTCACCGATGAGGTGAATGGTGCCTTTTGCTTTTAGCTCTTCCATTTTTACTTGTTATTTAGTTGTTCGTAGTATTCATGATATAAATTGGATGCTTCTTTAAGGCGAGCAACCATCTTAGCCTCGATGTCCTCATCTCTATCGTACCAGAGAGCTGTGATGCGCTTCTCAGGGTTGATGTGGTCGACTCGGTGGAGCTGCAGATTCTCGTATTCGTTGAGGAACTCATCCCAGGTAGTCACCATGCAGTAGATGAGCTCGGCACATGGCTTGTCATAGAGCATCATGTAAGCACGCAGCTGCCATTCATAGAGTGGATTGACTGCATCCTCAATCAGTGCCGGGAAAGTGTCCAGTGACCACGATGTCTTGACATCAATGACCTTCTGCTCACTGATGATATCAGCAGTTCCAATAAGATAGTCATTCTCAATGGTCACTTCATTCTTGATATAGTCAGTGAATCTCACCGAGTTGATTAGGTTGATTGACTCCAGCTCTTGCTCTCTACCCTTCCAGATGTATTTGTTGTTGAGTTCTGTGGTGTAGTTATAGAAATCCTCCTTTGCACACTGCTTGATGTAGCTCTTGGCTGTTTCTCCGATGCTGTCCTTGGCTCTGCCATTGGTCATCAGCTTACCGATTTGCGATGGATGCCATTTCATAGTGAGAGCATTTTGGTCTGAGCTTCAGTGAGTGCATAGTTGGCAGACAACTGTTGTGCTGTGTACTTGCCAGCTTCGATTGATTCGAGTGCTTTCTTGAATCTGTTCTCATCGATTGTTGGCTTAGATGCTGCACCTTGAGCTGCTGTATTTCCATCATCGTCAACAGCTTGAAGTGATAGCAGTGACTGCAAAGTACCTCTTCTGAAGTAAGTGACGGCAGCGAGCACCTTTTGTGGGTCTGTGATAACTGGAAGGCTCATGAATGACTCGATGACCTCACCAGAGTCGATGTCGATGATACGAGTCACCACATCATTGCCAACCACTGGCTGCAATAGTAGCAGTCCATGCTCGTGGAGGATAGGCTCCACCGTTGTGAGCAGCGCATTGATGTCAGCGTAGCTCTTTTTGAAATGAGGATTCGTTGCATTCTTAGCAACCTTTCCAATCTGCTGCTTGGCAGCGTGCAATTTTTGCCAAATGTTCATTGGCTCTGCGAGTGTAGCCTCCGCTTTTTTTGTAGTCATAAATTGTTGTTTTGAATTGTAAATATACGCTTTTATTTGATTGATTCGCAAAACTGCTCATAAAAATTTAAGAATCCTTCAAAATCTTTTGCAATAACATACACACCACCAGCTTCTTCAATGGCTTTTTGGTATGCTTTCTGAGCTTGTGACTGCCTATCTTTTCCATACTTGACCTCTATCTTGACAGACCTACCCTTGATCGTGGCGGAGATATCTGCCGAGCCTGGTGTGCCGGTGCCTTTTGTCCACTGACCACCGATGGCTACTCCATCAGTGCGGTATTTCTTGCGATAGACTCCCATGGTGTTGATGCGCTCCGCTTGACATCCACTGAACTGAAGGAATGCGATGATTGACTTGGTCAGTGCATTGGCTCCGTTGTCATTCCATTGGTCCAGGGCAATCAGGTGCGGTGGGATGGTTGGATATTTCTCCATCTTGTACTTGAGCTGGAGGTCTTTGAGTAGTTGTCGGTGTTGTCTTGTCATTGGTTTATTGTTTTTTAGTTATGTACCACCATTGCGGTTCGATTACTTGACCGATATAAGCATCATCTTTTTCATCCACTCCACTCCAGAATACTCTTGTCACCAGGTATTTTGTTACGAGTCCGCTGTCATCTATTTCTTTGGCTATGCCTTCAAAGTAGCAATCACCATCTTCGACATCAAGAATGTGGTCACCTATTTTATAATTCTGTTTCATTGTTTTGCTATTTTTCTCAATTCTTGTTCATTTATTTTCCAGCTCATTTTGCATACCAGGTAGAGCTTTACCAATTCATCTGGTGTGAGCTTTTCAATTTCGCTGCGTGACCATCTCCACTCCTCAACAAATCCACCACAAAATGAGCCGCACTTCTTGACAAGTTCATGGTCAAATGCGATATATGCTGGAGAGATGCCGAGCACCATTCTCTCAATATCTTCTCTGTCGACTGTTAGTTTTATTTTCATTGCTTTGCTTGTTCATTAAGTTCATCCCAAATATCATCAGCTTCTGGAGTCGGTTTGGGAGTTCCCGAATCGAGAAGGAAGTATCTTCCGTTGTGATTACGACCTTTGTTGAGGTTGTAGCCCTTATAGTCGGCATACGACTGCACCCATTTGAGGAATCTTCGTGGCTCGAGCTCCTTGAATGATGTGAACTCGGAGGTAAATTCTTGAATCTTGGTGCCGTTGTAGTAGTAAACATCGAGAGCGAGGTTGCCCTCTTCAGCCCAGTCAAAGAAGTCCTTGCACGTTGCCTGGATGAGTCGCTTGGCATCTGCGTTGATGCTGATGGCTTTCATCAATCCATTGGTCAGGTACTTTTGTAGATTCTTCACCATGTAATTATCAAACTTCAACCAATCCTCATCGGTCCATGAGTCGAATAATAGCCGACCATACTCATCTAATGGGCTGCGCTTGCTGTGAAAGTACTGATAGAACTCCAGCTCATGCCTTCTGCGATCATGAGAAGAGCCAGCACCACTGATGACATAGTTGGTGGTGATGACAATCTTTGGTGAGCGATTGAATGGGATAAAAATCTCATCCTTATTCTTTCGATTCACGGTGATTCCCTCAGTGATGAGGCTGAATAGCTGCTCGAAGTCGAATGCTTTTCTCACGTCATCGAATGCCAGAATCTGCGTATCCAGGTTGACTCGCTGATC